TAGTAGTAGTCTGGGGAGGCGATGTTGTTGTGGTACTGGTTGAAGATGTTGTTTCAGGGACTGTCGTTGTGGAAGTCGTTGAAGAAGTCGTTGAGGTTGTTTGAGGAGCAACAGTTGTAGTTGTTGTGGTAGTTGTAGTTGAATTAGGGTCAATAACAGTTGCATCAACAGTTACTTCGGGTCCGTATACACACGGACCTATGCCTTCGCTGGAGAAGCAACTTTGATTTCCCGCTTTAATGCCAAAGCGCACAGGTCCAAATCCAGTAGTTACGGGGTTGCTTCCAGAAAACATTCCAGTACTTAGCGAGTAGTTGGTGCCTTGATTAGTCCACACACCCCAGCCACCTGACGTTGTTCCGCCAATTTCATCAAGGTCGTAAAAACTAACTGAGTAGCCGTAGACATTTAAGTTGCTTGATGCTGGAGCATCCCAGTCAAGGTCTATGCTTCCATCTGCGTTTGCTACAGCAGTGAGATTTGTGACTGCGTTGTAATATGGCGCAACCGTCGTTGTTGTAGTCGGCGGAACAGTAGTAGTTGTGGAAGTAGTCGTAGTTGTAGTAGAAGTGATAGTTGTTGTAGGTGCTACAGTTGGAGCTGTTTCATTATTCGGGGCAACTCCACCAAAGGTCGTGCAATTGCTACCTGCAGGAACACATCGCTGAGTATCACCTATTGCATTGTCAATCATTAATACTGGAGATAGGGCTGTATCTCCAAGATTAAAAACAGCAAAGCCAAGTTTATATGTACCACTTACTGAAACTTCATAAGTTGATGTTTGCCAACCAGTAGAGCCATATGAGTTTACAGAGTAATCTCCAGTTCCCGGATTTGTAAATCCAAGAAGTGCATATGAGCGATTAAAATTATTAACTGTTATTGTCGGAGTTGATGGTGTAGAGACAGCAACAAGCGAAGTTAATGAACCATCATTAAATGGAACATAATCAGTACCCAAATAGTTCCAAGACATCGTATAAGTAATTCCAGAAGTCAATTGAACTTCACGAGTAATCCATGCAGCATCAGTTGGATTGGACTGTCCTCCATTTGCGGCAGCTTGCGCATCTGCTGTTAATTGTGCTTGTATTGCTGTTTGTGGGGATCCAGATAAGCCAAGGGCTGTCATTGCTTGAGAAAAATTTTGCTCATTCCTTGGTTGCAGCAAAGCAGCGTATGAGGCATTGCTTGGGGAGAATGTCCAGCTTCCTGCCGATACCGCTGGGGCATAGTATGGATTGGGAGCGCCATTTCTTGTAGCACTACCTACTGCTGGATGTGATGGATGACTAAAAGTTTTTGGACCGCTAAAAATAGTTACACCAGTACCATTGCCATTTATTGCAGATCCTAAATTGCCTGTTTGAGCCCCCCTAGACCAGCCAGTAAATGAATTATCTTCAAAGCCAGCATTTGCTATGGGCTCTTGTGTAGAAGAAGCATCTACGGTTGGAATTGTTATTAAAGCAATAACCGCCAAAGGCAGAGCTGTCCACCAGCCTTTTCTAAAGTTGATTTTCATTATTCCTCTACTGGAATATCAGCCTCTTCTTCCTGTGCCTGCTTTCCTTTTACATTAGAAATCATCAAACCAGCCAATGTGCCGGTAATAAATGTGGCAATGCTTGAAAGAACGCTAAAGAACATTTTGTCATTTTCTGCTTGTGCACCAATTGGTTGAGAAACAAAAACGAGAGCATATAGAATGGCTAATGTCGTTGTAAAGAGTACTGCGCCCAACACACAGCCAATAACAAATCTTAACCTTGCATCAAGGTCTTCTGGGGTATATTTATTATTCATTGGTCCCTCCTTCGGATTGTTCATTTGGATCAAATCCGATAATGTCCGTTGTGCATGTACCCGTCACTTTACATTCGGGCGGGTTGCATTCGCTACTTTCCCAGTTTGCGGGGTCTTGACATTCATAACGATAACGACCTTCATAACCACATGAGGAAAGAGTTAAGGATACAAATAGTATCCCAAATATTGTTTTCATACAATAATTATAATTTATTTAATATTATATTACAACATTTTTATAATGAGCCAAAAGCAGTGCATATGTATTTAACGCCAGATTTTATTCTTTTTGATTCATGAAAAAATGGTGGTGTTGATGGGAAAAGCACCGCACTGCCTGAAGAGGGCTTAATAAAAACAGATTGTTCTTGGAAATTTAGCTCCCCGCCAGAATAGTTATCATTAAGATACAATATTCCAGATATAGTTTCTTTAAAGACATCTCTGCCTGGATCAACATCGACGTGGCTGCCCATACTGGCACCAGTAAAGTATTTGCTTATACCCAGTTCGGAAAAATAACCAATATTGTTTTCAATAGTGTTTCTGTATAATTCAAAAGACTCTTCCATCGCAGAATGCAGTTTTCTAAATATATCAATAATTGCTGTTTGGCTTATGACAATCATAGAAGAATTAGTTTTTTTTGTATTTCCAAAAATATAAGAACCATCGCTAGAATTCCACACTGTCCATTTTGAAATAGCATCTGATTGTTTAATTATCTCATTTGTTCTTTCTAATTCATTAATTAAATTATCTGAATTGGGTAGGGCGTTTTTAATGTAAAGAATTTTACTGGAGAAGATTTCGTATTCACGCATGTATATTACCTTTTGCCCACTCCTCCTTTTGCCTTGCCTGCTGGCTTCTTACAAGCGCTTCTTCTTCCTTCCATTTCTTTTTTGTCTCTTCACTGTATTCAATTTCAGCATAATCCCAAAATGACACCATTGTGTACCTGACCCCTTTTGTTATTTCAGTAACACCGTGAATGTTTTCAACACCACCCGGAAAAACATAATAAGATAAAGCATTTGGTTTAAAAGATAAATAGGGTTTTAAATTATTACTTTTATCACAAAAATATAACTCCCCGCCTTCATAATCTCCATTTAAATAAAGAATTCCAACATACTTATTAATTTCAAATGCATTTGGAACTCCTGAATGATCTGAATTATCGGAATGGGGGTTTGCAAAACCGCCAACATCCCATTTTTGAGCATGAGATGTATTTGGTCTTACTTTTCTTTCAAACACTTTTTCCACAGATTCTTGAAATTTTAATTTAAGATTCTCAAAAAAATTATTGGGAAGACCAAATTGCTGCATAGTACTGTCGTCAGTAGATATTGCTTTACCAGAAGAACCATAAAATGCAATGTCCCCCCACTTTATATTGCATTCTTCAAAAAATTGAATAATGTTTGGAACAAGTTCTTTATCTAAAAAATTTGGAATTTCTACAATTTTATTAGTTGCAACACCGAGACTTGTTTCAGGGATGACATCGTTTTGAAGAAATACAAAATTAGATTCATTTATTTCACTAATAATTTTATTTTTCATAATTTAATCATACATCCTTGTTTTCTTTTTTAATATTTTTGCTATAAATTTCATCATTTATAACAAATTTTGTTGTTAAATACTTTTCATTATTTTTATAATTAACTGTAAATTGTTTAGACTTTTTGTCCTCTACATAATTTTTGTGAATTTCGCACACCAACACTGATCTTGCGGGGTGCCCATGAATAGACACAAAACCCGCATCTTCTCTACAAAAGAAACATTCTATGTTGTGCAGATAGTTTTTATTCTCACCCCTCCAGTCTGTTCTTTCCGGATAGATGTTTTTATCGTGTTTATTAATTTTATTATTTTTTTCAGATTCATATGTAATTGAATAATCTATATCAAATAGTTCCATCCCATCAGCATTTGCATTTTTTGAATTTAAAAGAGCCGGGGCGGAGAGGTGGTCTATTACAAGGTCAATGTCTTCCACTTTCTCGTTCAAAAAAATATGAACGCCGACCTCGCAAGGATAAGTGTTTAATTTTATTCTAATAACCACATAACCATTATTTAATGGTAAAAATCCTACCAGGGTGCATGTTTGTTTAAAGTCTATTTTTTTTACACTTATTTGATCAAAATGAATTTTTTGCTCAATAAAAGGATTGACATGAACAACATCGCTATTTTCACTAAAATCACAAATATGTTTTTTTTCATAGCTATTGGTTAATCCATAAAGAATATTTTTTAATTGTTCTTCATTTTTAGGAGGATTTATTGTAAATCCAAAAATTTTTATATTTGTATTAATTTGCAAATTTGAATAGTGATTCATCTTAAGAATATTTTTCTAGGTCTGGCAAAACAACAGATTTTTCATTGTCTTTCAAAGGCTGCATCCAAAGATCAATATTTTTCTGCCTCTCTTCGTTTTCTTTTGTTCCATAATTATAAAAAGATCCTGGATTCTTTTCTGGTTTTAAAGAAAAGTTTGAAAAAACATACCTGACTCCACTCCTCACTGCTCTCACCCCATGCTCATGAGATCTCAGGGCTCCATGAATAACTAAGTCACCTGGTTGAACAGGTATTTCAATATTTTGTTTTGGATAATAAACTTCTCCGCCAGAAAATTCGCCAAAGTATACGCAAACACCCCATGAGAGCACACAGCATGTCCCCCAGACATCTGGCACTGTAAGGCTTTCGGTCATGTCTTCACCAGGGCTGTCGCAATGTGGAAGCATCTGACTCCCTTCTCCAAAATACATCATGTTTGCCAATGGATGAATCACATATTCTGGATAAATAAACTCTGAAATTTTATTCCAAACAGGAACGAGCTCTCTAACATGATCTGTGAGCTTAAATTCCATATTTTCAAACCAATGATTGTATAAGCTGTTTTCTTTGTAAACTATTGAATTAATCAGATCAACTTGATCATTTGATATAAAGTTTTTATACCAAAAAATTTTTTCCTCTAGCTGCAATATGTTTGGATTATCTGAAAACATGTGCCTCCTACGCTTTATAGAAGCACCTTATAAAGTACTTCTCTGCCCCACTAACTTTTGTAACTGCATGTTCATACTGACAGTCTTCAGAAAGAATATCTGGATGACCTGATGGGAATACCATTATATCACCGGCTTTTGGTTTGTACATAATGTACTGATCTCTTATTTTAAAAATCAACTCACCCCCATCATAGTCATCATTTAAATACATTGTGCATGTAATAGCAAAATTTTTAGTGTCGCCTGATCTATCTTTTTGATAATCGGTGTGATAAACCATTGCGTTTTCTTCTTCTTTTTTAGTAATCTCATATTTTGCAAAAGATGGACCCATCTTCTCCCAATCATCATTTTTACGAACACTATGGAATTCTAAATAGTGATTAGTTGATAAATAAAAGTTTTTGTTAATTTTGTCTATAAAATATTTCTCTTGATTAAAGAGTAAGAGATTTTTTTTTATATCTTCTTCTTTGATATTGTTTTCTTTTTCAATATCGTAAACATATTTCCCAAACTTATCCCATTGTCGCCAATCTTTAAAGAAAAAAGTATTACTAGAATCAATTTGTGAGTTCTTTAACAAAAGAACCAACTCTTCATAATCTGGCAGCAGATTTTTGTATATATGTACTTTTTCTGTTAATTTTTCAAATTCAATCATGGCTGTCTATCTCCAGTATGTTCAACTATTTGCCAAAAGAATGGGCATGTATATCTTACACCACTTTTTACCTCTGTAACTCCATGAATATATTGCATATCCCCTGGAAAGAAGTATGCTGCACCTTTTTTTGGTTTAAACTTCACCCCTTGGTTGGGAAAATATAACTCCCCACCTTCATAATCATCATTTAAATAAAACAAACTTGATAGATCGTAATTTGGAAAATCATTTGGAAGACCAGCATCTGGACCTTCGTGCAACTCTTTGTCGGCATGAGGCTTCTGGAACTGTCCGGGGAGCCACTTAACAATAGCTGCTCTAGTTGGAATTGCTTTCACTTTATAAAAGTCTTCAACAATGGGTTTTAATCTTTGAAATAAACCATTAATAACCGGGGATATGGAAGGATTATTTTTATCTAGCGTAGATTGTGTTGCAACCCTGTCCTTCCAGTAATCAGAATCGTAGACTACTGTTCCATTTTGGTTTACATGAGTTTCCGTCACATCCCATATTGTCAAAGATTTTGCAGACTCTTCTAAAAATTCTATTTCTTTTTGTGTCATAAAATTTTCTAATTCAACAATATTCTCCACTCCTTTACCAAAAAATCCAGATGGAGTTATTGAAGGCTTTCTGACAACCAAAGAAGATTTTGAAGTACTCATACCAACAATGCTCCTATGTATTATCTCTTACATGAAGTCTTAACACTTTTACCTCATGAGATCCCAAAGACTGCTTTTTTTCATTCACTGCATCTCTATACCAATTGGCAAATTTACCAGATAAATTTATTGATCTAATTGCTGATCCATAATTACTATTTGCTTGATGTCTTAACATTTTTGGATCTGAGTATTTTTCAATTTTAATTTCTGAATTGTTTAAGTTTGTTAACGATATAGGGATTATTGTTGCAAGTGGTGTTCCTGCTTTTATTATTGTTTCAACATTTATTTTTTTTGCCTTAAGCGCTAAAGGCAGTGGAGCGTCAAAAAAAGATGTGCTAATAAGGTTAGATATTGTTTCAAAATCATTATTAAAATAATTAACAGGATTTATTGTTAAAAGGCTTACATCAACAGCCGTTCTAAAAACCAACCCAGTATTGAGACTTATTGATGACTGACCTCTGCCTGAGTAGCTGCCTTGGGGGTTTTTAATTTGTACATGATCAGGGGTTTGATCGTTAATGCCATCCCAGGTGAAAACTATATCCTCTGTGCATGAAAGACTCCACCCAAGAACATTAGCCTGCGTAATTGGAAAACATCGATATGCATGGTTTTCTGAAGTTTGATCCATCCAGTCTCTTTTTACGGACATTTGTGAAATATTAAAAATTGAATTGTCCATTTTTTCAACAGATATACTAATCATTACTCATCATTCCATTTTGAATCATACATATCCGGCGTATGGTATTTTTTACTGTAGTCCAACATTGTAACAACGGAATACTTTGTTCCTGCAATTACTGGCATAGCTTGGTGAGGATACATAAAATTTGATGGGAAAATATACAAATCTCCTGCGTCAGGTTTAATTTTTAAATTTTGCAATCTGAAATACAACTCTCCGCCTTCATAGTCATCATTAATATAGCCCACTAAAGATACGGTGCAATTGTATGAAAATCCATGATCGTGATGTTCCCTAAAGTGCTGACCCGGACCGTATTTAACAAAGTTCATGGCTTCCCAGTATTTAAGAGGCATTATGTTATATTCTGCTCGATAATCTTCAACGGCAGAAAAGCTTGAGTCATAAATATCTTGCCAAAGAGATTGTAGGTTTAGACTAACTTCGCTTTTATCACTCTCAATATCTTTTTTTTTAAACTTGAAATCAACACAGTCTCTATATTCTGGCATAAGCTCTTGATATCCCACATATGCTGGTCGCCAGCCGTAAATTGCTTTATCACTAAGCGGTTTTAAATTTGATTCAAGCCTGTTAATGACATCAAAATCTTTTTTAATGACATCTTTATAACACTTTATACCATTCCCTAAGTCAATTTTCTTTTTCCATGTCTGCATCTTTTGCCCCTACTTGTATTTTCTTCTTGACCATACTTTGCTTTTGTATACACCACCATCAGGCTGACGATAGAACTTTGAATTATTTACCATTTGATTGTACATCTCATGCTGATTCAAAGTATCAATCCTGTGCTCCCAGTCTTCTCTTTTGAAAGGGAGGACCTGAAGGTATGGCGTTCCTGCTTGTATCAAACCCTCCCATCCATCCACAATAAAGAATGGGAAACTCCCCAGTAAATGAACTTTATCTGAGTCTACAATCCCAGTAGTGTTTAAAAATGGAAGATCAAACCTGTTCATTGGTGTCATAAACAACGCACTATACCCATCTGGAAGCTGCAGCCCCCAGTCTGCATGCCATGCAAAATGATGCTGATAGTAACCCAGTGGGTGCTGAAACTGTGGCATTGGGGGTCTTTGAGTGCAAAAATCCTGATACTGCTCGCTCTCTATCTTAACATCAATTATTCCTTGATTGTTTTTAAAAAATGTTAAATCACAGGGTGTCTTAAAAACATAACCAGTTAAAAAAGCATCCATTATTGCAGGGCAAGCTTTCCATGTGGGAATTTTGCCATAATCATCAACTGTCCCTTCTTTCGCAAATGGACAAACTTCTTTTGGAGCTTTGTAATATTCGCCATTTGGCATTTTTGCAAAGATATCTGCATCTTTATACCATTGGGGTATTACGTTTTGTGCTTGGGTTGGGACAGATTTGCTCTCTTTATTTAGCCACGGTCGATACGGTCTAAATATCGCAACATTAGAATCGGTACTCATAAAAACATCTTTTCCTTTTGTGTTTAAATAAAATTATACCATGTTTTAAATTGCCCTCTGACCGTTACCAAAAAATATTGTTGCAAAGACTGATTATATCAGATTGGACCTATATCGAAGTATGGCGGGAAGAATGGCGGGAAGAATGGTGGAAAGAATGGCGGGAAGAATGGTGGAAAGAACGGCGGGAAGAACG